TTGCGTTTTTACACCTTGCTGTTGCACCAAGGGCATTGTTTTTAAAGCTTGGCGTTCTAAAGCACTATTTAACTTTTGGTTTATTTTCTTTTCTGCATCTTCAGCAGTGTAGCCAATATCCATTAAGCTTTTCTTTACTTGCTCTGATTGGGTTCTTACTTCATCAGAATTTAAAAGAAACTCTATATTAACAGGTTCAAAACTCATTTAGCTTCTGTGTCTTTTAGCGAAATCATCGCCAGTTTGTTGTATTATTTCGTCTTCAGCATCATCACTTTTAGACGTTGTTTTTATAAATCTGCTTCTATCTGCCATCATTAAATAGAGGTTGGCTCGGTTTACCTTCCATAGCACGTAATGCAACGTCCAGCCTGTTTCTTTAATAATTTCAAATAAACTTCCCCAAGGGCTATGTAAGCCAACTTGCTTTAACTCCCTTGCACTTTTTGACCGATTTTCGGTGTTGTCAGTTTCATTAAACGAACCGATTTCGTAATGCTTATAAAATCCTGTGTGCCACCATTAATTACCAAATACGTAACCAAGTTTAGCATGACCGCTGGTGTTAAGTGCCAGCGTAAATACCAAGCTAAAAAACGGGTGAAAAGCATCCCTGTTAAATAGCCGTTTAAAATGGCAACTGCTACAGCTTTGCTAATGGCTACAGAATGTTTTGCGTGTGCTTCTAAAGCTTTTTCTATGGTTAAGCCTTCTAACTTTTCTTGGGTTAAACCTGTGCTTAAATAGTAGCTAGCTATTCGGTGCATTGTACCTTCAAACGGACTTGTAATTTTTAGGATGAAGGTTTTTTTAAACAGACGTATTAAAAAAGGGGTTGGCAATTTAATGGCAACCCCTTTTTGCAAAATAGTGTCTGCCACAGATTTTTCAATGTGTGGGTTTTCTTTCATCTATGCTGGGTCTGTTAAAATCATTGGTTTTAACGCCGCAAAATTAGGGGCTAAAACGGTAAATTTTACAGGGGTAATTAGCACACCACCTTCTTTAATTTCGCCTGTGTGTCTGCCTGATACTTTTACACGAGGAAATTGTATAATATGCCCTGATTTTAAAGTAATTTTTAAATACTTTTCAATGGCTACATTTTCGCTTGGAGAGTTGTAAGAATCTACATCTGCTACCGTGGTAACTGTACCGCCCATTAATGCCACTTTTTCGGCTGGTGTTGCCCCAAACAAATTAGCCATTATTTTTGCCGCACCCGCTTGGTCTATAGATACCACAGGGTATTTTTGACCTTCTACAAAGTGATTGGTTTCTGTAGGTTCAGGTTCGTCTAATGTAATGGTGTCTTTGTAGATTACCTGTGTTAAATCTACTTCGTTTTCTAAAGAACCGTCTAAAGTAGCGATATCGCCAACTTCAAATTTGCTTATTCCATATCCGTATTTTCCCATTTTATATATTTTTTATAGGTTATTTAAAGGTTTATTGGTCTTTTGAAATTTCATCTAATTGCAATTGTATTGCTTCTAAAGCTGTTTTTCTTGCTGTTGATGCCTTTTCAACGGCTAAAAGTTCCTTTAGGATTACCGGGTCTTTAATCTCTTTTAAGGCTACTTTTAAATCGTTTACATTTTTTTCTAAAATGCCATCAAATGCAGTTGTTTCAACTTCTTCAGTTGTTTCAACTTCTTCAGTTGTTTCAACTTTTAGCCCTCTCTTAAACTTCTGCACTTTTTTAGAACCATCTAAATTAGCTTGTCTGTTTTCTGCAATATCTTCATCCCAATAGCCTTGTGCATTAGAAGTCATAAATACTTCAGGTTGCTTTGGGTTGCTGGCTAAAATTGTAGCAGCATTTTCTTCGATTTTTTTTTGTGATATTTTATTCATGATCTAAATTCTTTTTACGATTTGAAATTTGGTTTTAAACACTTTGTAAACGACTAACAAAACCAGTACAATTAGTCCGCTGGCATACCAAGGAGGTCGCCAAGGGTTTTGCTTTTCTGTTTCTTTTAAAGCAAGGTTTGTTTGCGTATCTGCCACCTTTTCAATAGAGCCTTTATCTACCGTTTTGGTGGTTTTCTTTTGGGTGTACTTCCATTGTTTAGGCTTGGCTTTTTGTAAGTGCAAGCTGTCTTTAATGCTAGGACTATCAAAGGCTTCTATGACGGTTTCTACCGTTTCTATAATGACCTTATCGGTTTGCGTTTTGGTATTTTCAGAATGCTTTTGGTTAAGATCGGTTTCTGAAGTGGTACGTTTATAACTACCACAAGAAACCGATACAACTAACCAAACAATCATCGTTAAAAATTGCCAATTTTTCATTATATTTTTGCTAATTGAAAATGCATACCGTCTTTACGTTTCCAAACACCGCCCCAATGAAAACCAGCATCTGTAAAACAGGCTACTAATTCTTTACTCATTTGTGGTTGTTTTCCTAATCCGTTCCAAGCTGCATTAATATCTATAGCAATACCCCAACTATGTAAAGACCATGTTGTACCACCTCTCATGTTTCGGATATTAAAACAACCGTCCCATGTTTTAATTTCTGCGCCTAAACCACGGGTTACAACATTTAGCAACGCCTGTTCTAGCTTTGCTATCATATCATAATTGCAATAAATACGGCTTGGAATGGCTGGGATTGCTTGGGTGATTATTTTAGGAACTTTATACAAAGCCATAAAAGAACGCTCCATAGCAACGTTGGGCAAACCGTATTTTTTTATGCAGTCATTAGAGGTTACGAACATGATTTTTTTAGGATGTATGGTTTTTTTTAACTGAAACTTTTTGATGATGGCTTGTAGCCTGTTCATCCAACTGTTCTTGTAAGGTACGGGTGGTAATTTCATCGTTTAAAGCTTCTGCGGTATCCCGCCACTCTTGGGCAATTAAACTAATTTTATCAATGCACTTTTTAGAATATCGCCATTGAAGTATCTGTATTACAATGGCGATTATTATAAGTGCTATCATCTTAAATGATTAAGCTTTTGCTTGTTTAATTAACATGATCCCTTCATACCCTACACGTCTTGCTCTTGCACCAGCTCTTACTAAGAAAGAGTACACATCTGCATATAAAGTTGGGTCGCCAATTCTTTCAAAAGCTTTGGTTGTTCCATACGCAAACTCTACGGCTTCTTCATACCAAAATAAAGCAGCTTCATCATCTGTTGCTGCACCAGCCGCTTCAGGTGTTTTAATAACGCCAGCGTTATCTAAACGAACTACTGTATTTCTTACAAAGATTTTAAAGCCTTGTGTTTTGTACATTACGCCTTCCCGTCTTTCTTCTTCAGTTACTGCATTCATTTCTGTAGCGGTAATTAAATCGCCCGCTGGGAACAATTGCGCTTCCATTTCAGGGGTAATTAAGGCACACATTTTGCCGTTTACCCAACGTTTTTGTTTCTTTAAGAATGTTTTTGCGCCTTGCAAATCTGTTCTTGTTAACGCTTTTCTGTTACCTGTTGCACTTGGTGCTGTTGCTGGTGTATCTGCACCTGTAGTAACTTTTACAGAAGTAGCTGGTAAGGCTGTTGCTGCATAGCCTGTAATTGCCGTAGAAGATAACCAAGAGTAAATGGTTTCTTCTGCCACTACTTCTTTAAGCTTATCCATATCTTCACCTAAAACAGAACTTCTTTTGTCATAAGACAATTCGTGCTTATCTGCATCTTCTATTTTTACAGGATCAGTAGTATATTCATCTAACACATACACTACATCTGTATCGGTACGTTTTCTAATAGTTGCTGGTAAGCTTGATCTATTTTTAACTACGTTTCCACTTCCGCCTGATTGTGGTATATGTACTACACTAGAGTTAATTACATTACCATCTGCTTTGTGCGAGTGTCTTAAAAACTCATTGCCTTTAAATAACTCCTGTTCAATATGGTTTTGCCAAATTTCTACTTGTATTGCCATAGATAAACCTACGTTTTTAACAAAGCTTAATGCTGTACCTGTGGCAAAAGCTACTGCCATAGAACCAACCACCACCATTGGCGTAATTGGTGTAAAGAAAGATGCTACCAATAGCACCACCAACAAATTAAAGATGAAGGATTTGATTTTAAACTGTTTCATAATATTAATATTGATTTTTAATTTTGGGTTTACTGTTCTTAATTTTTAGCCTTTGACGTTAATTTTAGCTTGGGTACTCTGTACCGAATTTTTCTTTAAACTTTGCCTTAAATACTTCAGGCAATTCAGCTTTTAAGGTTTCTAGTTTTCCTGTAGTATCTAATTCGTCATAAGACAATTTTACCAAAGGGTTTTCTGCATCTTCTTTGGCTTTTAACAACTCCATTACAGATTTGTTTTTTGGCAAAGCATCAATGATTTCTTTACCTGTTTCAGGTGCTTCTGCCATTAGTTTTTCATACTTTGGGGCATCACCTACAACAATTTTACCTTCTTGCACAGCCAAGGCAACAAAGGCTTTGTTTTCTGCTTTTTTGGTATCGGCTTTTAACTGTACCAATTCATCTTTTGCAGTTTGTGCAGCAGTTTCAGCAGTTGCTATTGCTGCTGTTAGCGTAACAATTTCTGCTTTTGAATCTGCCGTTAACTGTACTAACTTTTGCACAGCTTCTTCTACTGCTGTTTCAGTTTCTAAAGTTGCAGAAAGCCCTAAAGCTACTGCACCAGCACTTAATTTTACTATTTTCATTTTATTCTCGGTTTTTAAATTTTCTTGAATTTGATCTAAAGAAAGCGTAATCAGTTCGCCACTTTCATTGCATAGGCTTACCGCCATTGTTTCTGAATTACTACCTATATCTGCTAAAGAAACTTCTACAAGTTTACTTTCTAACAACCATAAATCGCCAGCTTCATCTTTACCCCATTTTAAAGGCAGTAAACCAGCAGAACACATACGCATTACATCATTTTCTACTTTGTCATAGTATTTTAAAGCGTAATCGTCTTTATCATCAAAAGAAGGTGTACCATATAATTTTTCGTCTGCAAAATGCAAATCAACAAAACCACCTAAAACCCCAGCTTCGTTTCTGTTTGTGCCTGTAGGTCTTTGGTGCATTAATAGCATTATAGGATTTGCTTGATAAGCTGTAATATCAATACCACTCGTTAAAACACGAAAACCTTTATCGTTTTTAACTTGGCTAGAAATCACAAATTTTTTACTGCTTTTTTTCATAAGTATTCGCTATTGAACACTACAAATAAAAAGCAGTTTTTTAGGGTAAAAAAATTGGTAATCTGTAAGCTATCAGTAGGGTGTACGTTAAGCATACAGTAGGGTGTATGCTTACAAAAACTCAATTTTTAATTACTATATAGTTGGTGCAAATTTGCTTGTATATAGCTGTAAAATGAGAACCAAAAGACGTACTAAAAAAGAATTAGAAAAGCTAAAAGGCTGGGCTAAAAGCTTAATTACCAAAGAAGGACATACCCAACTTTCTGCGGCTGAAACTGTAGGCGTTTCTGCTACCACTATGAATAAGTGGTACAATGAAGGCAAATGGGATCAACTAGAAAAAAACATTTTGCTCACAAGATCAGAACAGTTGGCAAACCTCTATAAAGAACTAGAGCAGTTTAACGCCTACATACAAACCAAAGATGAAGGTTTCCGTTTTGCAGATAGCAAAGAAGGCGATGCACGTAGCAAGCTGATGAAGAACATTGAGCAGTTTGAAGAAGAAGCTTCTTTGCCCGAAATTATACACAGTTGCCAAGGTTTGTTAGAGTTTACAAGAAAAGTAGATTTAAAAGCCGCACAAGAGTTAAGCAAGTATGTAGATGGTTTTGTAAAAAGCAAATTGTAAATGAATAAAGCACAAAAGAACCAAGCCGTAAAAGATTGGGATAAGTATTTAAAAGACTTAATTCGTGCTACGGTTGTAGATAGTAGCGAAACCCAAGAAGACAAGCTAAAACGTATAGAGCGTTTGGAAGCCAATGATGAAGCGTGGTTTAAATACTATTTCCCAAATTATTACAGTTCAGAACCAGCACCTTTTCATAAACGCTCTACAAAGCGAGTTATGGCAAATCCTGAATATTACGAGGTAAGAGCGTGGAGTAGAGAACTCGCAAAGTCTGCAAGAACTATGATGGAAGTTACAAAGCTGGTTTTAACCAAAAAGAAACGTTTTGTAATTATAACTTCTGCTTCTGAAAGTAGTGCTGTAAAGCTTTTAAAACCTTACAAGATAAATTTTGAAAGCAACCAAAGAATTATAAACGATTATGGCACACAACAAACTTTTGGAGATTGGACGGATAGCGCATTTAACACAAAAATAGGGGCAACCTTTGTGGCATTAGGTGCAGGGCAAAGTCCTAGGGGTTTGCGGAACGAAGAAGTAAGACCAGACGTTATTTTGGTTGATGATTTTGATACAGACGAAATTTGTAGAAATCCAGACAGAGTGCAACAAAATTGGGATTGGCTAGAACAAGCCTTATTTGCCACACGTTCTATTTCTAAACCCTTACTAATTATTTTTTGTGGTAATATTATTGCGGAAAATTGCTGTATAAAAAAAGCCTTTAAAATAGCCAAGAAACTTAAAAAAGGGGCATCTGCACAAATCATAAATATTCGGGATAAAAAAGGGAAATCTACGTGGGCAAAGAATACAAAAGAAATGATAGATCGGGTACTATCTTTAATCTCTTGGGCATCGGCTCAAAAAGAATATTTTAACACCCCAATTACATTAGGTAAAGTATTTAAAAAAATACATTACGGTAAAATGCAACCCCTAAACAAATACAAGTTTTTAGTAGCCTATACAGACCCATCTTATAAAAAGAATGGCGATACCAAAGCCACTGCATTACTGGGCAAATACAAAGACGAATACCACGTTTTACAAATGTTTTGTGCCAACACTACTGTAGCCAAAATGTTAGATTGGAATTATCAAATAAAAGCCTATGTAGGCGATAAAGTGCCTGTGTTTTACTACATAGAATATCCTTGGATAGACGATGCTTTAAAGATTGAAATTAAAGCTGCAAACCTTCGCCATAAAACAACTTTAGTACCCAAAGCAGACGAACGCAAAAAGCCTGACAAGTTCTACAGAATAGAAGCAAACCTAGAGCCATTAAATAGAGCTGGTAAATTAATTTTTAACGAAGATTTACAAGGTTCTGAAGATATGGAAAATACCGAAGGACAGTTTTTGGCTTTATCACCAAAAAGTAGAGCCAATGATGATGCGCCTGATGCTGTAGAAGGTGCAAAATGGATTTTTGATAGTAAGACCAATAACGATTACAGTAAAATAACGTCTACAGCATTTAGCAGACAAGACAACCCAAAATATTTTTAAATATGTTATTAATAGAAGATTTAAAAACACATCTATATCCTGAAATAATGGAAACCATTACAAGAGATGAAGAAGATTTAGTTACAGAAGCTATAGAAGTTGCAGAAGGCGAAGCTATTGGTTATTTATCAAGATTTGATACTGATGATTTATTTAGCCAAGAAAATAATGATAGAGATAAAACGCTTTTAGCAAGATTAAAAGATATGACTATTTGGAATCTTTTGGCAGTTTCAAACCCTGATACCGATTTAGATTTTAGAGAAGCAAGATACAAAGCAGCAATTACTTGGTTAATGAAAATACAAGCTGGTAAAGTAACACCTAAAGGCTGGGTTTTATCATCTGTAGAAAGTGCCAACGAACCTTATATAGTAGATAGCCCAGCAAGAAGAATTACTAATTTTTAACCTTTAAAACGCTTTAAAAACCTTTTAAAATGGCAGTAAACAAAAATTTAAGAAGAAATACAGACAAAAGCAAAAAGGTTAAAAATCCTGATAATGCGCCTGTATCCATTGTAAATTATAGTATAGAAACAAGACCTATACAAAGAACTACCCAAGACATCCCAAAATGGCGAAAAGCCATACAAAATGCCGAAGCACACACACCAAGGCGTAAATTGCTTACAGAACTGTATCACGATGTAGTTTTAGATGCACACGTAATTGCTGTTACAGGCAAAAGGCAAGATGCCGTTACAGGTGCAGATTGGAAATTTGTAAACAAAGATGGTGAAGCTGTAGATTTTATTAATGACATTATAGATAGCATAGGGTTTGAAAACTTAGTAAAAGAAATCTTAAACTCCAAATTTTGGGGCTACACCATGCTAGAGCCAAAGTTTTACAAAGCCCATAACGAAAATTGGGAAATGGATGCCAATTTAATACCTCGTAGGCATTACTTCCCTGAAAAGGGTGTAGTTTCTTATGATGGTATTTCTGATGATGGTATTAACGTAAGAGAGGGCATTTACGCAAAAACCATACTAGAAGCTGGCGAAACTACAGATTTAGGCTTGTTTGCATCTGCTGCACAATATTACGTACTTAAAAGAGGTGGTATTGGCGATTACGCTATGTATGTACAAACGTTTGGAAATCCTATTTTAGATGCCACTTGGGATGGTGTAGACGAACAACAACGGCAAAAACTATCTGCTGCCCTTAAAATTGGTGCGGGTGGTACAATTATAAGACCCGACGGTACAGAACTAACCATTATAGAAAGTAAAGGCACACAAGCTTCTGTACACGAAGATTTTAAAAACGCTATGAATACTGAAATTTCTAAAGCCTTGCTAGGTTCTACAGAAACTACAGAAAGTAGCAAAAGTAGTGGTTTTGCACAATCTGAAACGCATAGTAATGCTGATGATAAAAAGTTTACAGGCGATGTTACTTTTGTACGTAAAACTTTAAACAGTCGTTTTATCAAACTTTTAGAAAGTGCTGGGTTTGATACGGAAGGCGGTAAATTTATTGTACAGAAAGAAGATGCAGAAACCAAAGCACAAAAAGTAGCTATTCTAGTAACTGCAAAAGAAAAGTTTAATTTACCAATGAATGATGATGATATCTACGAAGCTACAGGCATCCCAAAACCTGATGATTATGATGCACAAAAAAAGGCGCAAAAAGAAGTAGAAACAGATCCTTTAGAACCTGATAAAAGTCCTGGTAAAAACCCAACTAAAAAAACGGACAAAAAACCCGACAAACCCAAGTCCAAAAAGGACGAAAACGAAGAAGAAGCAGAAGTAAAACTGTTCTCTAAATTTCAAAGTTGGGTAAAAAACGATAGTTTCCTGAAGGATTTTTTTCTAAAAGCCCCAGCGCAAGTTGGGGCGACAATTGGAAAAGTCCACACGATTAATTTATCGTTTGAAGATACTTTAAATAATGATGCTTTTCTGCAACGTATTTATGATGCTAAAGGAAAACTAGAGTTTGATTCTACATTTTTTAACCACACTTTAAAAACGCTTTTAAAAGGGTTTAAAAAAGGTTGGGATAAAGAATTTGTAAAACTAGATGGTGGTGTAGGTTTTGAGTATAATTTTAACGACCCAGCAATGCTTACTGCTTTTGAGTTGAATTTATTCCGTTTTGCTGGTGCAAAAGATTTAGCACTCGTACAAAAACTGAATGCCATTTTTAGAGATAGCACAAGTTTTAAAGATTTTTACGCAAAAGCAAGTGCAGTAACCAAAGTTTTTAATCAAAATTATTTAGAAACAGAATACAATACTGCTTTGCTTACAGGTGAAAGTGCATCTTTATATCAAAGATTAAAAGCGCAGACCGATATATTCCCATATTGGCAATATGTAACGGCTAATGATGAACACGTAAGGCACAGCCACCAACCTTTACACAATTTGGTTTTACCAGCTGAAGATGAACGATGGCAAAAGTTATTCCCCCCAAATGGTTGGAATTGTAGATGCTATGTAAAACCTTTAATGAAAGATCAGTTTACAGGTAATTTTGACAAAGAACGTGTAAAAGCAGATGCCTATTTAAAAAGCCCAGCCTTTGCCAAAGAACAGGCACAAGGTTGGGGTGTAAATCGTGGAGAAATTGGGGAGATTTTTACAGCAAATCAGCAATATATAAATACGTTTCAAGATAACTCTAGTAGTATTTTAAATGAATTATCGGCAGTAAAGTGGGGTTTACCTCAATACAGTAATGCCAAAAAAATAGCGACTGCAAATGCACCTGTAACTATTGATGAAGATTTAATTGTAGAAGAACTTAAAGATTACAATAGCAGAATTATCACTTTAAAAAAGTACCTTATTGTGGGTACTTCAGAAAAAGCGCAATTGGTAACTTCTATGTTAGCAACTGTAAAAAATCCGCATGAAGTATGGGTGCAGAATAATGATGCTGTAAAAAGCTTTGTGTACTTGCATTATTTTAAAGATAAAACCATTGCAGTTCGTGCTATTTTGGAAGATTTAGAATTAACGATTGCAGATTGGGCAGATATTGATGCCAACAAAGATTTAATTAAACAATTTAGAAAAGGTTTACTCGCTTTACAATGAAACACGAAAATCAAATAAATGCTTGGTTTGCAAACTTTCAGTATAAGTTTAGGGCTGGTGTTCCTGAAGTAATTGCCGAAACTGCAACCACTTTTTTTAAAGAACGTTTTAACCCAAGTAACCAAGATTGGGATGGCGTAAAATGGAAACCTTTAAACCCGAGATATGCGGCTAGAAAAACCCGTGGTAAAGGGCGCATATTATATGCAAGTTCTAATTTACAAGCAAGTATTAAACCCAGCTTGGTAACACAAAGACGGGTGCGTATTTCTGCTGGTTCTGCTAAAGTGCCTTATGCACAAATTCATAATGAAGGTTTACGTGTTACAGGTACTTTTCAAGTAAAACAGCATACCAAACCCAATTTTATGGGCAAAGGTAAAAGCCAATTAATTAAGAGCCACAAAAGGGCTGTAAATTATAAAATGCCACAAAGACAATTTATGGGGCATAGTCCACATTTAAACAAAATATTAATAGATAGGCTTACCGCTTTATTTAACAATCAATAAAAATGAAAGAAATATTTTTAGCATTAAGAGCGCAATTAAAGACCATTCCTGAACTTAAATGGATAGATTTAAACAAAGGGCAAATGAATTACGAAAAACCCGCTGTGGCTTTCCCAGCAGTTTTAATCAATATTAATTTACCTCGTACAGAAAATATTACGAAAACTTTACAAGATTGTAATGGATCTATTACGGTACGTGTTTGTTTCGATTTTACAGGCAGAACCAACCACCTTTTAAATGATGCACAAATTGCAAAAAGTTTGGCATATTTTAACTTGATAAATAAGGTTCACGCTAAATTACAGGGTTTTGAAAACGACCATTTTAATAGCTTAAAACGTACAAGTGCTTTAGAGGATGAAAGACCTGATGGCTACAAGGTTATGCCTATAAATTATAGAACTAGCTTTAGAGAAGATTTGGTTACTGAAGAAGTTTAAGCAATTCTAGCAACCCAATTGTAAAAAGGATAAATTTTTTTAAGGTCTGCTGTAGTGGTTTGGTTTTGGGTAAGTTGTTTAACGAGGTCGTATTTTTCTTCTACGTCTTTTATAATGGTATTGCCCCCTAAATCGAACTCGTAAGAAAGTTCGTTAATACAATCATCATAACGTTTACGGCAAATAATAACATAAAAATAGTATCTGTGAGCAAGTTTAATACGTCTGTTATCTATAAAAGTATTTCGCTGATTTTTTACACCAGCTGTGGGTGTGTTTTCAGGTACTAGATTGTTGTATATTTTTTGCTTACCTCTTAACATAGTGCTACAACAAAAATATAGGTTTTACAAACACGTTTGTAAAAAAGTTATGCAACAAAAAAACCACCTTTTAAAGGTGGCTTTTAAATGGGTTTAAAAGATTATTGTTCGTTTAAATCTAAATGTTCAAATAGGTATTTTAATCTTGTAGCTGTTATTGGGAAAATGTAATCATCTTCACCTATTACACCTTCAAAGATTAAAACGCCATCTTGTAGATACATTTTTGTTATTTTATTTTCCATAACTAAAAACATTCTTGTGCTACGGCATCCATTTCTTTTGTTTTTTGGTCTAGTTGCAATTGATACACGTTTTGCAAAGCTGGTGTGGTGGCTTCATTTAACTGTAGCCTTATTGCTTCTGCTTCTTGGCTTAATTCAGATAGTTTTGCGCTGTCTACGCTACAATTTTCAGAACAGCTTGCCATTAAGATTAGGGTAATAATAAAGATTGCTTTTTTCATGGTTTTAATTTTAGGTTAAAGATAAGGTTTAATTAATAAGACATTTGGTTTTTTGTTTTTAGATTTTTGAGAAACTTTTAATAACACCAAAATAAAAAACATTAAAACGTTTTTTATTTTGGTGTTGTAATGCATTAAGTATATACATATCTACAATCAGGCTCGTGGCAAATATCGGCATTGTCTGTTATGGTAACTTCTGTACTTCCACACATTACGCATTCGCTATGTTCGGGATGTTTCTCGCTATTTACTTTTAATTGAGAATAGTCCTTACCGTCAGAATAACGCACAACAACACTTGGTATAGTGCATTGCTTAGTTTCCGCTTGTTTATTATCTTTACTCATAATTCAAAGTTTTGTATTATTAATTAAGTTCGTGCTGTAAGGTCGCAACGACACCATACCATATACGTTATAAACAATTAGGACATGCTGTTAATCCTTGCTCTAATCCCTCTTCCAATGCTTGTTCGTACTTTTTAAATGTTATATAAACAGTATTTTCTCTTACTGTTTTTCTAGAAAATCCATTACTAATATTTATAAATTCACCATAGTAAACTTCTTGTGAATATACTTTATTACCGTGCTTTCTATAAGATGTTATTTGTACATCAATATTTTTAGCTTCTCTTAACCATCTTTGTAAATAACTTTGAGAAGGCATAATGTAAAGTGATAATTTACTATGTACATATCCTTTTTCCTTTGCTAATTCAAAAACTTTAGGTGTTACTAATTGGTCGTTTGTGTTTTCCATAATAAAAAGTTTATAACACTATCTATGAATAATAGCGAGTTTATCGCTTAATTCAAGGTTCGTGCTGGTTTATATTGTTTTGTTTTTAATTCTTAATTTGTGCTTATCTAATCGCTACTATTCATAGATTAAACGTTATTAAAAATTAAACTAATGCTTTAACCCGCAATTAGCGCAATAATACTTGCCTTTATTATATTTAACGGGTGTTTCTGTTTCGCAATCAAAACATGGTAGTTTTGCCATTTCTACCAATGGGAAACCTTCTAATTTTTGGTGTTGTATGGCTTGCAGTTCTGTTTCGGGTAGTTGAATGGTTTTCTGCTTGTTAAATAATCGTCTAATAAGATACCCTCTTAAAATACTAATTACGGTAAAAAAGATAGTGATTCCTATATTTTTAGTGGGTGTGGTCGCTACGTTTACCAGCGGAAATATTACAAAAGTAGCTGCTAAGGATACGATAAAACCTATAGCAGTGCTACTGATGGTTTCTATAAAACTTTGTTTTTTTGTTTGCATCGCTTTTATTTTGGTACGGCATAGCCATAGAATGAAACTTTACCGTAATAATCATAGCAAAATAATTCGTAAACGTAAGAGCGTTTTTGTTTTGCAAATGTATTGGCATCCTCTAAGACGATAAAGGGGATTGTTTTTTCTTTTTTAATGCGTTCTGTAACATCTAATTTTTCTTGTGTTACAAAACCTACTGCGTGTTGTGTTGGGTTGTTATTGTGCATTTTCTAGGGTTTTACTTTCGTTAATTAATTGGTCTGCATCACTAATATTGGTTGCCCAAATGCGTTTTGCTTTTTTAAGATAAATTAGCAATATGGCTGGGTCTTTGGTGGCTACTGCTTTATCATATAAATAGGCTGTATCAGGTTGGTTTAAGAAAACCAATACTTGGGTTTTAAATTCTTTGTTTTTCATGGGTTTTGAGTTTTTTATATTTTTTTTCTAGCTAAAGCAATGGTATCTAACATTTGCTGGGGTGTAAATCCAAATTCTTGCATTTCTAAAATCCATTTATTTGCAATTTTTTCTTCTTTACTCATTATCAAATCTTCTTTGGTTTAAATAGGTTTCAGGGTACAGCTTTTGGATGGTGCTTTGTGCTAAAATATTATCGTACCTTTTTATGTAGTTAATGGCTTTGGCTTTGTCTACATCATTTAGGCTTTCAAACAACTTTTTTGCTTTTGGTTTGTTGCCTACTTTGTTTGCAAACGTGTTCCAAAAATTAACGAAGCTTAAATCTTGTAAAATTTCATCTACAGAGAATTCTTTGTTTTTTGTAAAGTATTTGAGGTCTTTACTCTCAAAAGGAAATACCGCTTTGTAAAAGTCGGCAGTTTTAGGGCTACTTTTAATTTCGCTTTTAAACTCTTTTAAAACCCCGTTTTCGTCAAAAACAAATAAAAGGGTGGCTTTGGTTTTTTTATGGGTAATTAAATATTTTTTCATGAGGATTGTAATTTTTGGTGAATTTCTCCTGTTACTCTAAACCAAACGGCTTTCCTGTAATCATCATTAATAGTAGCGGTTTGTAAATGTTGCCAAAGCACAAAGGCTTCTGCATAAGGCATGGTTATTTTAAATTCTTTGCGGGCTTCGTGCTTGTCTATTTGCTTTTTTAATAGCTTTTTAAAGATGTTTTCAAACAAGTATTTATTAGCTTTTTGCGCCAGTGTTTCGGGTGTGGCTTCTACAATGTTTTCTTGTAGTATTTTTATAATTTCGGTAAGCTGGTTAAAGTTTGTTTTTAGGGCTATTTTCATGATTCAGTGGTGTTTTCTCGGTGTTTTTTTAGGGTTCTTTTTATGGTATTGATAGATACCTGAAACGTATCTGCTATTTTTTGTAGCTTCATTTTATCTTTTCTCATGGCAATAACTTCTTCTTTTTGAGCATCAGAAAGTTTTATTTTTTTTCCAAAAGCTGTTCTTTCGGCCCAAAATAGGTTGGTATAGTGATCGTTATTTATATCCCCATCTTTACGAACTGGCACAAGTTCTTTACTATCTCTCATGCCATGATAACATTCGCACACTACTTTAGCTACTACATGGCTTCTGTTTCTAAAGTTTACGCTACGTCTTTGTAGTTCTCCTGTTTTTTTACGGGTTTCAAAAATGTTTACCTTTTTGCCGTCTAAGGTTATATGCGTACCATCTTCGTTGCAGAAAAGGTTTAATATTGGGTGTTTTTTCATGTTAATTGTTTTGAGTTTTTACTATTTCGCCACAAGCATCACATTTAAAGCCAATCATTTCGTGCATATCCCAAGCTTCTAAAATTACTATAAAGGTTTCTGTGTGTGGGCAATCGTTTTTTGTTAAAGCCATTTAAAGCTGTTTTAAGAATGCTTGGTACATTTTTTCATACACACTTACTACTTTTGGTAATTCTTTTAAAGGGATACTGTTAAAATTGGTATGGCTAGGTGTATGCTTGTTGCACCAAGCGTCTAATCTTTGTATATCTACTTTACCATTTTCTTTTTCCCAGCGCATTTCATGCGCCATAGAAAGTATTTTAGCTTTCATTCTGCTTTTTGGCGATGGTCTTACAAAACTTTTTATTAAAGCTTGGGTTTCTGTATGGCTTAAATCTTCTAAAACATTGGTTCTGTTGTTAGAAAATGCCATTGCATAGTCATCAGCAACAAAAGAAAGTCCTTCGCATTCTAATAATCTGTTTACGAATATTAATTGATTTGGTGTCATAATTAAAAGTGCTTTTGTGTGTTTTTACTACTTTCCTTATTTAATAGGGGTTATAGCGTTTTTAGGTGCATGTACCCCCATACTTTCACGCTAAATTTTGCAGATAACCCCTATTGTTTAGGCTTCTTTTTTGTCTTTTTTGGGGTGGTTTCGGGTGCAGTTTGTGCTTCTAGCCTTTTGGCAAAAAAGGCGGGATTGCGCTTTCTTGCCATAGCTTCATAGATTACATATTCTTCTACGCCACCAAATCGGTTTTTTTCAGGATAGCAGATAAAGTCTTTTACCAACAACCCCATACCACCGTCAAACAAAATTTGATCTGATATTCTTTTCTTTAAAATTCCGTTTTTGGTACTGTGGGCTATAAAGAATAGTCCTTTTTTACTGCCGTACTTATTCTTTAAAATCCTGTAATCATCCCATGTAAAGCCTGTATAATCTAGGCTATCAAAAAAAATAAAATCAGGGCTATTTCTTTTAGATAGGTAGTTGTCTAAATCTTCTAAAAGGCTATGCCCTTCGGGTTTATTGGCAATGGGGTCTATCACCATAAAATTACCCGATTCTTCTTGCATAGCGTTTCTTGTGGTGGCTTGCTGTAAATCGAACCCATGCCCTTGCTCATAACTTAACCATGCTACTTTACCAAATTGGGTAAATTGCTTGGCAAATTGTATGCAGAATTCTGTTTTACCATTGCCACTAAAACCGTAAATCACAGCGATAAAACATTTAGGTACTTTGCCCAACAATCCTTTAAATTTACTGCTCTTTAGGTTTAGTAGCTTAAAGGTTTTTTGGTGAAATTGCTTAATGCCTAGTACTTTCATTTATTGGTTTTATAGGGTTCTTATATGTTCAAAAGCGGTTTGCATTTCTGCGGGTGTTAAGTTGGTGTTGATCCACTTATCATTCAGATTTAAGTACACAGGCTTGCCGTTTACTCTAAACTCTCTTTCGTCTATTGTTTCTACTTTATTTGCCATAATTATAAGCTAGATAAATTTAACTCTACAGCCTGATACTGTCCTTCGCTATCTTTTAACCAAACCCGTCGGTAGGTCTTGCTTTTAGGTCTTCTAATAGCTTTATTGATTAAGGCTACAGCTTCACTGAATAAAGGTGCATTAACACGTTCTTCGTGCTTTGTTAAGCCCAATACTTTTTTTGTATCCATTTTACCTCTCGAAGTTTCAAAGGCCTCAATAACCATTGCTTTTACAAACTCATTTTTAGACGCTAACTGAACATCTAAAAATTCATCTAACTTGTGTTTTGCAGCAGTAATTATTAAGCTATCAAAAACAATAGGCTCATTTACGTTTACTTCTATTTTAATAGACCCATCGAAGTTGTGCCAAATAAAATTACCTTTTCTGTTCGCTGGGTCTATGCCTTCAGAATTTAAGTAAGCATCATACGCTTGTTGGGAATACTCTTTTAACAACTCGTTTAAAGCAGCTAACTTTTTGTTGGTAGCAATAGCTTCTTTGGCTATTTTAGCCGCCAAACGCTCATGCAAACGCTCTACTTTATTTACACGGTTGTAAGGGATGCTAATACCCGCTTCATCTTGCCAAAATTGGCTTTTGCTTCTTTGTTGTTTGTACACCATTTCTAAACGTTTTTCTACTGTTTCTGCACTCATTTTTATTGATTTTAAAGATTAATTATATACTCGTAAGTTTCGTTAATATCTGCCAATCGTGCTTCTATTTCGCCCCGTTTTGGCTGGTCTTGGCAAGGATTGTTTATTAGCCAAGCTTCTTGCTCTTGCTTGGTGGTTTTTAAATAGTTTAATAGGCTCATTTTTATTGGTTTAAATTTTAAGGTAACTTCTTTGTACATCTGTAGTTCAAAGGCTATTTTTTTTAATGCGAAGTAGTAAAAGCACCGTTCTCTGTTTACTGAATTCGCCACCTTTGTAGGGCTACAATTGGGGATATTTAAAAATAGCACCACCATTCTGCGGGCTTCGGGTATTTTACCTTTTTTATTTTTAGATAAAATGTGAGATACTGTAATTCCGTAGGCTTCTGCCACTATTTTTAAAATGATATTATCCATCTAAAACTTCCTTATTTATCTTGCCAATTAATCGAGAATAGCTTTCTCTCATGGTTACTTTGTGCGGTGCAAAAAGAATAGTATTTACGTTATGGTTTTGAATATAGGTATCTTCTATACGCTCATTTCGGTAAATGGTTTTGTGGCGTTGGTTGCTCAATTGCATAACTGTTTTTAAAAACTGGATATCTCTTTTTACCCATTGATTGCGCCACCAAGCCCAAAAGGTTTGCATTTCTGCCATTTCTTGAATAGCCAAAGCATCTAGGTCTATTTCATCTTGTAAATAACGTAAACCAGCGTTAAACTGAAAGTGGCAAAAGGTGGCGTTATCCCAACCCAAAAGCTGTTCTATTTGGGTTTTAATTTGTTGGTTTTCTGCCTTAATTCTCTGTACATGTGTTAGTGTTTTCATAGTCTAGGCGGTTTTTAAGTGTGCGTGAACTAATCTTTTTACTACTCTAAGATCGCCATCGGATGCGTTAAAGATTTCTGTAGCTTGTAAATCATCGGTAATACCGTTAGCCATACATATTTTAACAACATCGGTTCTGTTGGGTCTTGGCACTACCATAAACTGCCCGCCAATTCTGCTGTAAATTTCTTGATAGCCTTTTTTATTCTTTTCTACCCCGTCCGTAATTCTGCGCTTTAAATAAGGGGTTGCTTGTATAATTAAGCCACATTTACCTTCTAAACTGTTGTAAATACTGATAAAGAAATAGAGTACTTTATCTTGCAGTTTGTCGGCTTCATCTATGATTATTAAAGGCTTATCTAGCTTTAGCAAGCGTTTAATAACGGTTTGCATTAAACCCGCTACTTGACTGCTGGTAACTTCTTCTCCCATTATTTTAAGCAGTTCTTTTAAGAAGTTTTTTTGATTGAAATACTCATGCGCCTTTAGCACAAAAATATTTTCTTGATCTATATAATCTGCGGTAGATGTTTTGCCTGTACCCGCATTGCCAACAATGCCGTAGGTGTTTGCGTTTAGCCTTGCATCTGCAATTAGCTGGCTAATAAATTGGTAAGGTCTTGTTTCTACCATTTGCCAATCGTTGGCTTTGCATACTTGCTTTTGTAGGTTGCGCCAAGCATCATCAGATATTACATTCCAATTTTCTTTAAGCACATGGCTTATGTAGGCGTTAGATACCCCTTTAAGCATTTTACTAGCTTTGTTTTGACTGCCACCCGCTATGTTCTGTACATAGTTGCGTAATTCTGTGGCAATTTGTTTTTTTTGTTCGTCTAAAATTTCCATTTTTGTATTTGTATTTAGTTACAGTTTTGGCATAGTTGCTTTGGTAGAAGCTTCTGTGCCTTTTTTTTATGATCTATTTAAAATTTGTTTAAATGGGTTAATTTCTTCTTCGTCTTCTTCATCAATAGCCATCGAAATCACTTTACCGTTTTGGGTAGCTGTAATTAATTGCTGGTCTTTATGGGTAACTTCTTTTACCAAAACCCCAGCTTGTAGTCTGCTTTCTGCATCTATTTCTGCCCTACCTAAAACTGCATCCCTTTCTTGTATAAAGCCTTGTATGTATGGGGCTAAAATTTTCTTTTCGTTTAATCGAAGTCTTAACAGTTCTGCATCACCTTCTTCATAATCTGCAAGAGCAGCTGGCGATTTTTTGTATTTGTAAGCCACAAAGCGTAATTGCTCACCATCTGTAATTAATACGTGGTTTAAATTAGCTTCATCATACACCACATTTACAGATGTACCAATGTGTTTGGCAATTTGCATTTGGCTTAACTCGTACACATGTTTGTTGCCTAAAATGCTTACTTCAATACCTTTACTTGTAATTTTGTTGGTTTGTAAGGCTAAACCATCACGTTTTACGTTTTGTTTCCCGAATATTTGCAGTCTTTGTTCTTCAGATAGTAGATACTTTTGGCTCTTTTCAGAACCTTTAAAGGCTTCTAACCATTCCTGTTGCCTGTTTAATTCGCAATCTTTTCTGCTAGTTCTACGCATGGCTTCTATAAAGAGGTGTATTTGTTCTGATGCATTGTCTAGTACAGGAAAGTTCTTTGCTTTTAGGGTATCAGGGTTTAATTTTTGCTTTGCAGTTAAGTTATGCCCACTATAATTGTGCGGAAACATCTTTTTTAAAGTTTGATGCCAAACTGTACCAAAAGAACGCTCTATGTATTTAGATTGCGAATTTTTAAGCTGTGCTGGTGTAAAATGATTGGTAGTATCATTGTAAAACTGCTCTAAAGGTGTCGTGTTTTTACCACTTATAGCCCATCTATCTGTTTGTAGCTGTTGCCATTTATAACTACCACCTGTTAACTCCATGATATGCCTGTTAGCGTTTCTGTAAGCTTCTTTTACCAGTTCTACAGTAATGGTGTCGCCAAAGGCATATCCCAAAATATAATCGTTAAAAGTGTCTATAACCACGTATAATGATGGTCTGTAATAGTCTTTGTGAGGTGCTTTATAGAAAATATCGAGGACGTTATCATCGCCATTAATCAATAAAAGTGGGGCAGATGGTCGTTTTCTTTGTATTTGCTTGCTGTACGTGGTAACAGTTTTACCTAAGCCATCACGTTCTAATTTTAAGCGTAAATGCCACATTTTAGCACGATAGCCCACAGCTTCGGGTGTAATGGTTTCGTAATCATTTTCTACAGCAAATTTGTTATATTCTATGGCTACTTCTGTAAAATCTATCTTATTACGAAGGCTTAAAAGCTTAAATAAGTAGGCTTGTGCTAAATCATCATTTACTTTTGCGCTAAAGGTGTTACCAAACTTGTGTGTATCTATTAAAGTTTCATACCCTTTTTTGGTATATTCCTTTAGTTTTGGCAGTAAGTGTTTTCGGGTTTTAGGTAAATTTACCTGATTTGATTTAATTAACTGAAAAACGGCTTTCCAAAAATCCATGATAGAAATATTGAACTCTTTTTTAAGCGTAGCCTTATCTTCTGTTAGTTCCTGTAGCATATTCAGCCAATTAGCAGCAGTTGTGTATCTGCTCACATAATTTATTTGTGGCTTACCATTTAGATCTGTATTACTAGCTGGAAGCTTTAAACCATTCGGTAAAATGTAGTTATTGTAGAAATCTTGTGCGGTTTGGTCGTGTTTTAAGGTGTTTAGGATGGGCTGTTTTACAGCGTATTTGTACGGACAACCATATATATCAAGTACTTTGGCTTGGTACTTGGCTGGTAAACTTTCATATTCAATGTATATAGTGGTTGTCTGTGTTCTACTCCCATAAGTTGTGATTCTACCCCTAGCCTTATTAGACTTAAAAGTACCTGTACCCATCACTTTAGGCACAAACTCATCATATTCTAAACATAAATATTTTTCGATATACCTCATATTAATGTATTACAAGTCTTTTCAATTCCTGAATGAATTTAGATTTATTCTGTTCTGCATAAACATCTATAAGCTGTATCACTTTAGCATTATCCGTATTTAAAGACGCACCTGATGTTTCAGCAGTTCTAACCTTTTTTACTGTGCTTTCACAAACCCCTGTAATTTCAGCGACTATTTTAGCTTCAAGAGCATAAGTTTTTTTAGGACGTTTGGTTTTTTTATTCATATATTTGAAAACAGTTTTATACTTTAAAGTACAAATATACAAACTTATTTGTATCTTGCAAACATATATGCAATAAATACAATGATAAATACAAATATATTTGAACGAATTACAAAGATAGCTGAAACAAAAGGTTTTAGAAGTATCAATGATTTCGCTTTAAATGGTTTAGGTTATAAGTCTAGTGAAAAGATAAACAGGCTAAAAGACCCAACAAAGAAGCCGTCATTTGAAATTGTACACGATATTTCAAACAAGTTTGAAGATATTTCTGTAAGATGGTTGGTTACAGGTGAAGAAGAAAGCCCAAGAATACAAAGTGTTAGGGAACCAGCAGAAAATTATAATTTAAAGACAGATAGAAAAGTAGATTTACAGACAATACCCTTATATGATGTACAGGCAATTGCTGGTATTACCCCAATCTTTACAGACCTAAATAAGCTAAAACCCCTAGATTTTTTACATATACCCAATGCCCCAAAAAGTGACGGTGCAATTTATGCAAGAGGTGATAGTATGTACAGCATCATAAAAAGTGGCGATATTCTTTGCTACAAAACAATAAATGATATAGAAAATGATATATTTTGGGGTCAAATCTACATTTTAGACCTTACTTTATCCACAGATGATCTTTTAACTACCAAGTACATAAAAAAGGGCAAAGATGCACAACATATTTTGCTAGTATCAGCAAACCAGCATCATCAAGATAAAGAAATTCATATCTCAAAAATAAGAGGTTTAGCCCACGTTAAAACTATTGTAAGATTCCCTTAAAAAGCATCATTTTTTAGCACCTACCCATATACCAACTTCATAATATTTAGATGTTAAGTATATCTTAGCCACACATACCCATACCCTCAAAAGGCACTTTTAGACCAAAATGGAACTAATTTATGCAACTTTTTTGAAACTAATTAGGGTATAAACTATACCAAAAAACTATACCCAGCCCTATACCCAACACTTAAATTTCGGCAAAATTAGGGTTAAATTTTAAAGGCTTTAAATACTTTTAAACCCTTATAAATATTATATTTACCACCAATAGGGCAAAGTATTTAAGATAGGTTTAAAAGGTATTTAAAGAACCTTTAAAAGAAATAGGCAAAATTTAAGCTAATTAAACTAAATAGGACATTTGGTTTTTCGGCAAAAATATAAGGTTCTCTTTATTAATGGGGTTTTCGGGCAAATTTGTTTTACTCTTTTTAGGACTTCTTGTTTTTATGCCCTTATTCCTCTCAATTTTATTTCCATTTCTAGCGGTGAGAGATATCCTAAACTAGAATGTAATCTTTGGGTATTATACCAGTAAATATAGTCTTCTATAGAGTCATATAATTGATTGTAGGACGTAAATTTAAATCGATATAACCATTCGTACTTTATTGTTTTAAAGAAGCTTTCAGCTACCGCATTATCCCAACAATTACCTTTTCTACTCATACTTTGGGTTATTTTAAGATTAAAATCACAAATGTTGGTTATTTTATTTGATGCATATTGTACACCTCTATCCGAATGAAAAATTAGACTATTACTAATATTTCTCGTTTTACGAGCATCAATCCAAGCTTTCATTACCGTATTTTGAGTCGTCATATCTTCACTTAAAGACCATCCAACAACCTTTCTATCGGCAAGGTCTATGATGGTTGTTAAATAATTCCAATCATCATTAACTCGAATATAAGTAATATCAGACACCCATTTTTCTCCTAATTTAAGACTAGAAAACGCTCTATTTAAAGTGTTTTCTGCAATTAAATATTGGTGATTAGAATCTGTTGTGACTACAAATTTTCTTTTTAAAACACTCCTTAAACCCATTTCTTTCATTAATAGTCCGATATAAGAGCGAGAATAAATTAAGCCTTCTCGTTCTAACTTTTTTTGAACCCTACAACTACCATATATTTCTTTACTTTCTTTAAAAATAATTTCAATCCTTTCTTTTAAATGTATTTTCGGTGTTTTTAAAAGTATAACATCTTTGTTT